AAATGTAATAAAAGTGGTCAGTTATCAGCTGGTTGGTATAATATGTCTGACTTGTCGGCAGGTACAAATATACATACGTTACAGACAAATGTTGTCACGGATGTAAATGTGGACATGGATGATGTTGTAATCACATGTGTAAGGGTTGTGACTGAAGATGAGAACTCTAATCAGGTAACATTTCAGTCTGGATCAGATGGATATGCTTCTGTTATTGATGGGAATAAGTTAATCAATAAGGACAATGCCGCAGAGATTGTTTCAATGATTGGCGGACGTGTAGTTGGTTTGAGATTCAGACCAATGGATGTCAGTGCATTACAGGACCCTACAATTGAAGCCGGTGACGGGGCAATAGTATATGACCGTAAATTAAAGTCATATAAGACTTTTTTCACCAATGTTGTATTTTCTATTGATGCAGACAATCAAATGTCAAATGACGCAGAATCAGCATTGCGTAACAGTGCTGAAAGATTTTCAGAAGCAACGAAAATTTACCAGTATTTGAGAAAACATTTAAGCAAGAATAAAACTGAATGGGAAAAGGCAATGGAAGAACTGGAAAAGGCAATGAAAGAACAGGCAGGTCTTTATCCGGTTATTAAAACCTTGGATGATGGAAGCAAAATATATTATATGTGTGACCATCCGACACTGGAAGAATCAAAAGTTGTATTTGAACTTAATGGAAAAGGATGGGCAGTAAGCACAGATGGCGGTAATACATGGAATGCAGGTTTACTTGTGGATGGTACCATGATAACAAAGATCTTGGACAGTATTGGGATCAATGCTGACTGGATTAACACAGGAGCATTTACCGTTCTGGATTCTGACGGAAATATTATGTTTAAGGCTGACACTGCAACCGGGCGTGTGGATATCATAGCAAATTCTTTTCAATTGAGGGGGAAAACTCTTGAAGAGATAGCGAAAGAATCAACAAAGAATTACGTTGACGCAGTTATTGGGGATAAGATAAAGGATATAAACACACAGTATTTTGATTCCTATGACCCTACGCTTACGAATAAGCCAGCGTCAGACTGGACTGATGTGGATGCGAAGGAGAAACACATTGATGATATTTTCTATAACACCAATACTAAGAAAATGTTCCGTTTCGTCAAGATTGATGGCGTTTATAGTTGGGAAAACTTTGATGATCCTGACATAAAAGCCGCACTTGATGCTGCATCAACGGCACAAGATACCGCAGATGGAAAAAAACGAGTGTTTTTGGTTACACCTACGCCGCCATATGATGAGGGTGACATGTGGGTTACCTCTACCACTGATGGAAAAGGTGAAATAAAAATCTGCAAAACCCCCAGACAATCTGGTGCATTTTCATCTGCTGATTGGATCAGTCCGTCTTATGTGGATTCTGATGATGTGGATAATGCGATTAATGAGTATGATACCAGTTTAGGGCAACCGGAAATTTTTAATAAACTGACCAATAACGGAAAAAATAAAGGTATTTATATTCAGGATGGCGAACTATATATAAATGCGAGTTACATCTTATCCGGTGTTCTGGCAGGAAAACTTATCAATGGTAAGGGTCTGAATGTTACAGATAAAAATGGTCAGGTTACATTGAAAATTGATGATGATGGAAATGTTTACATTAAAGCAACTGAATTTTCCCTGGAAGGAAAAAATATCAGTGATGTTGTGGCGGCAGAATCTGGTAAATTCAGAACATTAAATGTGATCTTATCGAATGAATATCAGGGAATCCCAACAGATGAAGATGGGGATTATACTTCTTTTCCATCATGCAGCACTACTGTAAAGGTTCTCTATGGCTCAGAAGATGTTACAAAAACATCTATTATTCAATGGAGCGCATCAAGTGGGGTGTATGGTAGTTCTTCCGGGGAAACGTATACAGTTACCGGGTTAAGGGCAGATACAGGTACCGTAAAAGTTACTGTGACAAGAGGAAGCCTGACAGCAGAAAAGATATTCGCCATTGCAAAGCAGAAGCAAGGAATCCAAGGAATACAGGGACAGACTGGTGCCACTGGTGCTACAGGAAATGGCATTTCCTCTGTCACAACCTATTATCTCGCAACTTCCGAATCCAATTATGTATATACATATACAAGTGGATGGACAACCTCAGTACAAAGCCCAACAACAAGTAAGCCGTATCTGTGGTCATATCAGACAACTTACTACACAAACGGTACTTCCAGCAGCACAACGCCGCACATCATTGGCGTGCGTGGTTCTAATGGAGAAGACGGCAAAGATGCGGGAGATCTGACACAGGAACAGATATTCAACATTCTGACAAATAATGGACAGACACAAGGTATTTATTTGCAAAATGGAGAAGTATATATAAATGGGTCATACATAAAATCTGACAGCATTACGGCGAGCAAGCTAAGCATTACTGATTTATATGCTATTGGAGCGAAACTTGGTGGATGGACTGTTAATAGTACATATCTGCAATCAAGCAACGGTGCAATTAAACTATACGCATCTGGAAAGATTCAGATTGGAAATGCTACTTTAACATCAGAATCAAACGCTTTAGTAATACGAAAAGGATTAAAGATATATTGCGGGACAAGTACGTTTTCAGATGGTACAGACAGGATTCAGTTCTTTAATCTACAGCATGTAACAAGTGGTGGAAATCTAAGTTTTGAAAAAGATGGTTCAAGTATAGCGTACAAAGCATCATCATCACGGCGCTATAAAGATCCTATTGCAGATATGACATCGGAAGAAGCAGAGAAGATTCTTAATATTCCTATCGTATGGTTTAAATACAAAGATGGTTATCTTTCAGCAAACGATCAAATGGTGGGGAAACCTGTTCCAGGTATGTATGCAGAAGATGTTTTCGAATGTTTTCCTGAGGCTACATACAATAATGCTGATGGCGAGATTGAGAATTGGGACGAAAGAATGCTTATTCCGGCAATGATGAAAGTTATTCAGGATCAGAATGAAAGAATTAATACATTGGAAGATACAGTGAACGCATTGAACGAAAGACTGAACAAATTAGAGGAAATGTTGAAAGGGGTGGTTAAATAATGCTGATTGCGAATTTCACCAATTATGGTGAAGAAATTACAGTAGATGGACTTTGGCAATATGATTATGGTCAAAGATTACAAATTAATGGACTTAATCTCCCGGATGTATTTGAGGTTCATTTATTCTGGAAGGGATTGGAAGAAGCAAAAGTTGTAACAGGTTATAGCGAGAATAATAAGTTTTATGTTGATATTCCAAACGAGTCACTTAAACAGAGACAAGCTATCACTGTTTATATTTATCTATCAACACCTGAAACAGGAAAAACTGTAAATACCGTGATGATGTTTGTAAATAAACGGCCAGAGCCTGAAGGATTTGAAATTCCCGAAGACATTGATTTATTCCACCACACATTGACCGCTGTTGGGGAATATACAAGGCAGACAAAAGAAGCTGCACATATGGCAGATACCAGAGCAACCGAGTCGGAATCCTGGGCACATGGGTATAAACTTTATCCAGAACGTGATAAAGACAATGCAAAGTATTATGCAGATCAGGCGAAACAAGTTGCGACAAAGAATGGCTTCTGTCACATGGAAATACGGGAAGATGGACATCTATATTTATCCCGTACAGAAAATATTGTACAGAGTTTGGATTTTAAGATAAATGATAAAGGGAGATTGGGGGTTATGATGTCATGATAGAAACAGATTTAGGGTGTGTGACTGCCTATGCTGATGCAGTGGCACAGGGTTACACAGGAACTCGTAAAGAATTTGGTCAGGTGCTGGCTAATTTTGCAGATTCTGCAACACAGGTTGCAGCAGACAGGACAGCGGTAGAAACTGCAAAGAAATCAGTAGAAGTAATGCAGTCAGATGTAACACAAAAACAGGAGACTGCGGCTTCCAATATGAAAACAGCTGTCGAAGCCGCTGAAAAAGCAAAACAGTCTGCAAGTAACGCAGAAGCATCAAAACAGGCCGCTGCTAAGTCTGAACAGAACATCAACAATACCGTGACAGCTTTTGATAGTCATGTCGAAGAAAAGAAAAGCGAAGCAGACACAGCAATAAATAAAACGAAAGATGCCGCAGTCAAAGCTGTGACAGATCAGCAGACTGCATCTATTCAGGAAGCAAAAAGTCAGATTGCGTCCTACATTACAGAAAAAGAAAGCGTAGCAGAAGACCAGATTAATAAACATACATCTGATAAGATTACAGAACTGAATAAAGCAGCAAGTACAGCAAAGACTGCATTAGAACAGTCCATATCAAATTCAGAAAAAGCAAAAACAGCTCTGGACGGTAGTATTACCAATTCTGCCACATCCAAAAATAATCTGGATAGGAGTATTGAAACAAGTACCGGCAAAAAATCAGATCTTGATACCAGTATCAAAAATGCTGATACAGCAAAGACTGCATTAGATACTGCCACGACTACTGGAAACAATGCATTACAGGCATTACAGAGTGAAAATAGTTCAGCCGCATCAAACCTTGAAGAGTTGAGAGGTGAAAACTTTAATTCACAGGAAATTCTGGCAGGGGTTGCTGACCTGAGAGCATATCTTGGACTGTCAGATGATGATATTCTTGGTTTACAGGTAGATTACAGGAATAAAACTTTTAAGAGACTGGCAGGTGCCACTAACCTGACACCCGGCACTGACTTTGACAGATTTTCCATGTATGGTGGCAGACGTAAATGTAATGTTGCTGATGATGGAACTATCAGTGCTTGGTTTGGTGATGAAAGTTATGCGGAAGATGGTTCAAATGGACAGGTTATGGTATATCAGCCTAAGTTCTATTATCTGGTATGCCCGGTCGTATATGATCCAATTGATACAGGTATTGGTTACCATTTGAGAAAAGCAAATTACTATGTATCAGAAAAACCAAGACCAGGTTTCAGATTACATCCGGCATTTTATGATGCGTCAGGAAAAGAGATTGATTATTATCTGACATCTGCATATGAAGGCTCTGTATATGATGTATCTGCATCTGCTTATCTGTTACAGGATGAACAGGTGTTAAATGCGGCAGAAGATAAGTTTTGTAGTATTTCAGGTGCAAGGCCTGCATCTGGGTACTCACAGAATCTCACAAGAACATCCGTTGAACAGTTGGCACAAAACAGAGGTACAAACTGGCATGGTGATCTCATCAAACAGGTATCTGCCGAACAGCTGCTGATGATTATTGAAATGGGTGTTATGGAATTACAGACACCGATTGGTTTAGGTGTTGTCAATATTCCGTGGGAAACTGGCGATAATAAAACCTGTTCTTATGCCGCAGTAACAGGTAGTACTTCCAGTATTGGAAACGGTACAGGTAGGGCTGTAAAATCAACTGTTTATCCAGGCAATGTTGCAACAGAATATACAGATAACGGTAAAAC